GTTTTTTTTGCAGACCAGTGCTACATTTAAGTGCGTTTTCTTGATAGCCGTCGTGGTGGTGTGGTAGCCCCCGACGGCTTTTCTTTTGGTCGCTGCTTTTCCCGGCGTTGCGCCGTGCCTGGTGATATTCATGGTCAATCACCCCGCCACTGACTGTGTGTTGATCCAGCTGCGCACGTCGCCGACTTTCCAGGCGGTGATGCGTTCGGACAATTTCAGCGGCTTGGGAAAAGTACCCGCCTTGACCTTGCGCCAAAGCGTCGGGCCGCTGAAAGGCAAGGGCGCCGGGCAGTCGGGCCGCCTCGGGCTTTGTACCAGCTGCGCTTCACGAATGAAGGCGCTGTCTGGCAGGGTATCGAATGAAGGAATTCCCGCCGCTGGCTTTTTGGCCTGTACGGGGATGATGGAAGCGCCGGGCGTTTGTTGCGCCCTGATTGGTGGTGACATGGTTTGCCGTTCTGTGAAGTTAACGGCTCATGTTCTGCCTACAACTGTCTCATTTCCCGGAAAAATGAGACAGAATTTAATTCTAAAAAATACCTACTGCCAAATGCAGGAAAATTACTTTGCCGCCGTTCGCAGCAGGATCACATCTGCGCCCATGCGCAGCCTGTCCAGGTAGTCGGCCCATGTCTGCATCATTTGCTGGCGCTGGTGCAGGTACTCGGCGCGGTCGTAGGCGCTGCCCAGCGGGCCTTTCTTGCTGTGGCCTAGCTGCGCCTCCACCATGTCTTGCGGGATGCCTGAAAGGCGCTCTGCCATCATCGTTCGGGCCATCGCCCGGAAGCCATGCGCCACATGCTCATCATTGCCATAGTCCAGCCGTCGCAGCGCTGCATTGATAGTGCCGTCGCTCATGGGCCGCTCGCCAGTGCGTGCGCCAGGAAACACATAGCGCCCGTGTCCGGTCAGTAGCTTGATGGACTTGAGCACATCGAGCGCCTGACGCGCCAGCGGGACGGTATGGGGCTTGCCGTTCGCTTTTTCATGCTTGGAGCTTTTCATGTGCTTGGCCGGGATGGACAGCATTTTTCCGTCCAGGTCAATCCACGCCCACTCCATTGCCCGGATGTTGCCGGGCCGCTGAAAGAACAGCGCCGACAGCTTCAACGCCGCCACGGTCTCAGGCTGGCCGGTGTAGGCGTCGATGGCGCGAAGCATAGCGCCCGCTTCCACCGGGTCAAGGATGGCGGCAAAGTGCTTGGCAATGTGCGCCTGCAATGCGCCTTTCAGGTCAACGCCGGGGTTACTTTCACAGCGCCCGGTCTGCACGCCATAGCGGAATACCTGCCCGGCCATAGCTTGCAAGTCCTGCGCCGTGCTCAGAATGCCTTTTTTCTCCACCTTGCGCAGCGCCGCCAGCAGGGCCGGTGCCTTGATCGTGGACAAGGGCAGGGCGCCGATATGCGGGAACAGGTACAACTCGTTCATGCGCAGCCACTTGGCTGCATGGCCATCGCTCCAGCCGCCCGCCTTGAGCGCGTGAAACTCCCGCCCCACGGCTTCAAAGGTGTTTGCTGCTGCAACTGCCGTGGCTTGCCTGACCTCTTGTTTGGCGGTGCTGGGGTCAAGGCCTTGCGCCAGCAGTTCGCGGGCCTTGTCGCGCCCTTTGCGTGCATCGGCCAGCGATACCGCCGGGTACACGCCTAGCGCCAGCGTCTTGCGCTTGCTGGCATGGGCATAGTCCATTCGCCAATATTTTCCAGCGGCCTTCACCAGCAAATACATGCTCTTGCCATCGGTGTACTTGTCGCCAGCGGCTTTGCCGGTGGGCTTCACCTGTTTCACAAACGTGTCTGTCAGCGCCATTTTTGCCTTTTTTACGGTATCTGGGTTTACGGTATCTGCCAGATACCGTAAAAAGTACCGTAAAAATACCGCGATGGCATGTTATGCCGTGAAGTGGCTTGAGACAACAAAAAACCCGCTATGCCTATGAAGCATGCGGGTTTTGAGGGGTTATGAAGTGCTGTGATATGAGGGTGTGGAGCGGGTGATGGGAATCTAACAATCGCTTGAAACTCGCATGAATAAAGGGTTTTTGCATATTAATTTTAAAAGATACCGTAAAAAGTACCGTAAAAAATAAAAGTGTCTCTGCGTCGGTGCCGCACACACTGCGAAGCTCCATCGAAATATCTTTTCCCTGTCGAAAGATTCAATGGAAGGTTTGTGACGTAAAAAACTCGGTCATGCCGGGCTTGATGCGCGCTTCATGGGCGAAGGATTTACGAAACTGCGTCACGCTCGGTTTGCGTGGAGCTAATGATCTCAAGACTTCTTGGGTCACGCTCAAACGTGACGGTCGTCACGCGTGCGGGCAGGGAAACAACGGCCAGGCCAGCGGACACGTCTGGAGTGACGATCATTGACCAGGTGACGCCTGACTCTCGCATCCGGTGTATCGCCGTTGCCAGAAAGGAAAGCTCCTCGCCCATGCGGTCCATGTCCGTGCCGTTGAGACTTTGCGTCACATCAACGTAAATCTGGCTGGTTTGCCGACTTGCAAGCGCTCTTGTGGCGGTGCTGCCGGTGCTGCCGGTGCTGCCGCGTGACCGAGCGGGTAGCCATTGCCGAGGCTATCGCTGAAAGGTTAAAAAAAAGATTGGGGGTTAACCAACACTCAGCAGGGTCAGGAAATATTTCCTTACCCTCAGAAGTCGGCCAAACCCGCGACCTAGCAGCAGCTAAAGCCGGCCTCGATCATCGACTGCTGTCCGATTTGAATGTGGCTGCTGATTTTCATAGTCGCTTTAAAAATAGGGGTGCCAACGTCCGGGGCGATGGAGCATCGCCCGCCCTGGTTGACATGCACCGCGACTCAGCCGCGAACACGGTGCAGGGCTTTTAAAAATTTACAGGGCAACGGTCCCGGACGACTTGACCCAGCCGACAGGCGCAACCCAGCCGACGCCAAAATCAAGGCGGCATTTAATTTCCATGCCATCGACTTCAAAGCCTTCTTGCTGAAAGGTTTCCGGGCCTTGTGCGCCGTCCAGGTAGCCATACTCCAGGGCCGTTTGATTCCCAGCAGCCAAGTACCAGGCGGTCGGGCTGACGGCATCGAGGCGCGGCTCGACCAGCACGGTCACGCTGTAGGGCTGCACACTGCCTGTCACGGCAGGCGTGATGCTGGCCACCAGTTGCCGGGCCACCGTTTCCAGCGCGGCAGGCACGACCAGGAAGGCAGGCTCTTGGATGATGAAGCCGCCGCCGCTTTCCTTTTGCAGTCGCAGCGCTTTGACGGCCAGGGCCAGGCCGGAAGCCGTCAGCGTGGCCGCCACCAATGAACTGCGTTCGGCATGAAACAGCGCGCTTCCGTCCACCAGCGGGGTGCCGGTCAGCATACCGACCAGCTCGTCGGCTTCGCGCCGGGCAGCGGAGCGTCCGAACTCGGTCAGCAAGCCAGCGAATGCCGACAGGTCATCATTGACCAGCGCCTGACGCGTCAGGCTGACGATGCGGCCATAGGTGGCCAGGCGCCAGCCGTTGCCAGCCTCAGAAATCGCGCCTTGCTTGAACTCGCCGTGCTCGTTGACCCTTTCCAGCGATGGCGCGCCGGAAGGAAAGCGGATTACCGTGCGGTCCTTGAAGTTGGGCAGGTTGTTCAGGCGGGCGGTCTGCTTGAGCACGGCGGGCGCGGCATCGAATGCGCCCAGCAGGATGCGACCTGCGGCGTTGCCAAGCAAGATGGGGAAATCGCTGGTGCCCATGGCGCGGTGCAGGATGGCGTCCCGGCTGTCGCTATGGCTCACGTTGTGACCGCCCAGCTGCAAGGCCCGTACAGCCAGGCCGGTGCAATCGGTGGCGCGGATGGTCTCGCCTTTGGGCTTGCCGCCCATGCGCTGTACCAGTGTGTTGACCAGCATGTCACGCTCGGACGCGTTGCCTGAATGGTCGGTGGAGCGGATATTCAAGTGACCGCCTGCGGCATAGTCGCGGCGTCCCAGCTCCTCGAGCACGGCAGCGCGGGCCTGCTCAATGGTGGCGTTTTGCGTGACCAGGCCAGCGGCCAGGGAATCGACTTTGTGATGACGGCAAAGAAGAATGATTTCGTCGGAATTTTTCAGGGGTGCGGTGGTGAGGGGCATGGTTTGAACTCCAGGGTGTGAACGGAAAAAGCCAGCGGCAGGGTCAGCCGGGACAGGAACGATGGACGCCTCGTGCGGCTGCCAGCGGTAGATCAGGCCGCCCTCGATGGGCAGGCCCTGGTCCAGCAGGGCATATCCGACCGACAAGGATCTGTGAATGCCTGCGACAACGTCGGCGCGGACTTGCTGCGCCTCGGGACTGCTGCCAAAACGAACCTGGCCCGTCACGCGGTCGCCGGTCGCCTTGAGGTTATCCACCAGGCCGATCGACAGGCTACTGGTGTTGTGGGCAATGATGAGCGGCAGCGGTGCGCGGCTCAGGTTCACCCCTTCCGGTGTGCAGTCCAGCACCTCCAGCACGCCATAGCGGTTTACAGGCGTCGTTGTAGCGATGGTGCAGGGGATGGGTGCATCCGGCGCAGGCTGGCCAGCAGGGGCCTCCAGGCGCAGTTCGCGGGTCAGGACTGCGCCGTTCACTTTGCGGCCTCGGCTGGCTGCAATTTGCGTGAGGATGCCAGCTGCTCGCGCAGAACATAGGTCAGCATGCCAATGATGCCCAGCGCATCGTCTGCGCTCAGTTTGGCGCTGACGCTGAAATGCTCGCCGTGCAGCTCAAGACTCAGGTCATGGCGAACGGCAACCCGAACGGGTTTTGTGTTGTAGTCATGCTTGCCGGGCTGGTACGCTTCCGGGCGCTGCGCCAGAAAGTCCGTGCCTGCATCCGTGATGCTGACAAAAAGGGGTTTGCTCATAAGTAGCTCCAGGTGAAACCCAATCTTCACCCAGGGCTACCCGATGACATACAAAGCGATTTGACGTCAGCGCTGGCCGCTGGTTGTGACGTCGCCATCCACGACGCGCAGCACCTGGCGCATCGAGGTGGGCAGGTTCCCGCCGTGGTCGCGGTGCAGATTCACCGCATACGCGAACATTTCTTCTTCGGTAACGCATGCTGCGTCAGGCAGCGCTCGCAGCAGTGCGGCGGTTTTTTCAGCCTTCTGTGTTTTGGTGCCGACTTGTTTTTCAAACAGCCGCTGGATATCGGAGTTGCGCGCCTGCGTTCGCTCCAGTGCCAGCGGCGTTTCATTGCGACCACCTCGGCGTGGCCTCAGTCCCAGTGCGCCGGTCAGGTCGGTGATCTGGCCGTCCAGGTAAGCCTTAAGCGCAGGCGCGACGATGACCGCCGCCACTGCCGGAACCGGGCGACCCTGCTCGATGGCCTCAAGCATGAGGCGAAGCGCTTGCAGGGGTGTCGTCGTCGTCATCGGCGCGTGGTGCCACCAGGCGCAGGGGATAGCGGTGTTCATCGCAAAATCTCCTTGTCTTCGTCATCCGAAAATTCTGGATAGCCATTGATCGAGATGTTGTCAAAGTCGCACGCTTCAAAAAGCACCACACTGGCAGGCCAGCCATCCAGGCCCAAACGCGCCCCAAACTCGGCAGGGCTTAACAGTGCCCCAACATCGGCGGCGTGGCGTATTTCTGCCGCGTCATGCAGCAGGTAAATCACCAGCTCCACCCAGACGCGCAAGGTAAGGTGCGGACTCGCATCGACCGGAAGATTTTTCAGTAGCCCGCGAAGCTGCCTCACCGTTTTTTCGGCCATGTCCAGGTTGTCGCGCTTCAAAGCAGCGTCGGCCAAATCTGCCAAGGCTTCAACATCAGACACCGCCAGGCAAGGCCCCGCACGGGCCGGCCTGGCCAGCGTTGCAGGCGGTAGGCGCTGTGCCGATGAGCGCGGCAAGGGCTTGCGCCTGGCGATGTTTTGCCGGACCTTGCGCCAGGCGTGCGCCGCATCGATGCTGTGCGTCGGCATGCCCTCTTTTTTCAGCGCCGTGATGCGGCTTCGCGCCAGGCCCAGCGCATCGGCTAGGGCGGTCTGTGTCGGTTGTTGTTCACTGCTCACGACTGTTCACCTGTTCTGTTCATACTGTTGAAAACATATTGTCTGGAGCGATCTCAGGCCTCTCTAGACCCTCACTAGGGGTACGCCGCCAAGAACCTAAACCCCCCCAGGGGTGGGCACACCGCCAAGCCACGCCTACCCCCATATACACATATACAAACCATACAAACCTGATTTCTTGAGGCTTGAGATGCTGCACATGCCGACTGCTTAAGTTTGGGTTTGTATGGTTTGTATATGTGTATTGGTGAATATTGATTTGTTGGCGTAAGTTATTGAATCTAAATAAATAAAGGTTAAAAATTATCTTTAGGGCAAACTCGATAATCTTTACAAACGCTATAGCAGGGCCGGATTTATCCGATAGCAAATACTTGGTTTTGCACCTTTGTTGGCGCGTGTGAATTCGCGAACGCAATCCATGGCGTCGAGCCGCTCCATGGCTTTTTTGAGTTTGTCCACACTGGTGAACCTGCCCTGCATTGCCTTGTGCGCCTCATGCCGAGTGAATACGTCGTCGACACGGTTTCGCATCCACTTCAAGACTGCCAGCGCGTCTGTATCGGTTGAGTCAGTGCCTAGCAGTCCGAACGCAGCCTGCGCATGCGGTATCAGCACTTTGGCAAGCCGAATAGCCTTGTCCATGGAATCGAAGCTGACCGACACAGCGGTAAGCCCAATGTTTGCCAGCTCCAGCAGGGCAGCTATCCGCGCCGTGCCACCGGCCAGCTTTGAAGTCCAGTCGCGGATGGACTCGAACTCGCCTTCGTCGCCCTGACGGTCTTCGATGTACTGGCTGAAGTCCAGCCACAACTCGCGGGCGGCATCGGTCAGGTCAAGCACGCGCACCTTTGGAACCGTGCCGGGCTCGCACAGGTAGCCCTCCAGCAGCGACATCACGGCGAACTCGTAGCCTTCCCTCACCTCGGGCTCGATGCGGCTGTGCTCGCGTACATTGCGCTTGCCCACGTTGGTTGCAGGTATCGCCCAAAAAAACCGCGCCAGCAGGCCGCTGTCCCTGAATCCCTTGCTACCCGCCACCTCAGCCATCAGGCCCGGCTGAATCATCAAGTTGAAGCTGAGGGCTGGCCTGTCTACGTGCGCCGTGCGGCCCGCCCTGTCAATCCGCATGGAGCTGCCAACATGGCCTTGCAGGTACACATCAAGGTTTTGATTACCGCCGGAATAAGCGCCCGACATTGCCCGGAAAATTCCCGGCTCATCGCTGTGCACTGCCATGCGTTCGGAGTTTTCAAACAGCATTGCCTGCAACCTTTCCGCCGTGGTGTCGCCCGTGAACAACCGCGGCGCTCGCACCTCCTCGGGTATATCCAGTTCTTCTTTTTCAATATCGGCGCGGATAGATGCCAGCTCGGCAGCGTCCTTGCACTTGGCGGCTTGCTGATTCAATGCTTCAATGCGCTTTTTTGCCGTGCTCCGGGCGGCATTGGCACGCGCCACCAGAACCCGAAAACGGTCGTATTGAAGTTTTTCCCAGGCCAATATGGGCTTGAGATAGGCACCCATAACGGCGGTTTTTCGGGTTCCAGAAGGTGATGCTGACGCCGCCCAAATGCTCAGCGTTTCGGTGTACTCATCACCACCATAAGGAGAGACCTCGAAACGCCGCTGCAACAGCGTTGCCAAAATCCCCAAGGTGCACATGATGGCCATGGCGGGCGGCGTTTGCGTGCTGGCTGCAACCGCTCGCGCCATCTCGCCCCAAACATCCGGCAAGATGTCTTCAGGAAACTCCGGCGTGCGCAGCGTGCCCGGAATCATCGGCTCCGGCCATACGGGAGGCTCTGCGGTAGCCGCGCCCTGGTCAAGCGGCCCTTGTATGTCTTTGATGCTCGCCATCGTGGCCAGATCATTAAAGATCGGCTCTCGCCAGGCGGGTAAATCCAGATCAACTGGTTGGCTGACTTGCCCGTCGCGGCTTTTGATTTCAGCGTCAAGCCCAGCCAGGTTGTGCTCGTATTCAGCGGGTGTCGAGCGTGTCATGAAAACACCTCTGCAATCAGGTTGATGCGCTGTACAGCCAACATCAGGCGACTCCTATCCGCATCAGATAGAGCGACGCCTCGCGCAATGTTTCCGGCTGCAATGGCTGTCAGCGTTGACTCGAAGGCCATCACGGAAAGCGCAGAGCGCGGACTGAGTGATGTTGGTTTTTGCGGCATATGCGGCCTGCCATCGTCAACCCATGCTCCTATCGCTTTTGCAGCAGCGACAAAATCCGCGCCAGTCACGGCGATCTCATAGGCTAGTACGTCGCCGCCTTTTTGGCCACAGCTCATGCAAACCCATGAGCCGCTGGCGGCATTCACGCGCATGGAGTCGCTGCCATCGTGAAATCGGCAACGGGTGGTTTTCCACTTTGCAGAGCGCGGGCCGGCCAGCTTCAAGCCTTGATTTTCAAAGTAAGAAGTAGGGTCGGGCAGAAGGTTTCGATCAAAAGTCATGCTGCACCGCCGATCTTTCCGGCTTCAGGAATCACTCGTCTTGCAGGTGCCAAGTCTTGAAAGTTTGTATTGAAATCATCATTGACCTGGTGCAGTTGGCGTGCAACGTAATCGAGCACATCACCCGTGTTGTCCTCCATCTCCGACCACTGGCGGGAATTTGAAACACCCATGCGGATCATCTCTTGCACTTCTTCCCGAAAGTACAAGGCGTTGTCAATCGCGGCCAGCGTGCGCCGGGCCTCAGCCGCAAATGCGGCCAGCTTCACAATTTCACTCAGGTTGTGAAGCGTCAGTGAGATTTCATCAAACCGGGTTGTATCAACACCGGCCGGGCGTTGTGGCATTTGGGTTTTGGTAGTGTTTGCCATGGCTCAAGCCCTCCCGCTGGTGGTGGACTCGGCGCAAGCCTGTTTGAGCATCGAAGCGGCCCGGATGGCGCGGCTTGTCGCGGCCTTCAGGCCTGATTCAGTGCTGGGCAGACGAATGAAATACAGCGCCGTGGTCAAGGCGTTTTCAATCGCTTGCTGGCGGGCTATCGAGCTGGTGGAAAGGGCGGGTGTGTTGCCCAGGGTTGCCGCTTTGGGCGTGGTGGTACGAATGACATTGGTCATGGTTCTAGCTCCGTTATGAGACTGAAAACCACTCGCTGCCTGCTTAAGGGCAACGGGTGGACGGGATGTTAAACACATGGATAACGCCATGCGTGCGGCCTTACGGTTCGCACCATCCCGCCCGAAACCATAGATGCCCTGAAACTTCAGGCCATCTTTAAATTCTGGACGTGAAAAAACCTCGCTGTCGGGGAGGTTGCCCGCGTTATCTGGAGTGTGTTTAGCACCGGAAACCACTGTATCACAGTGTGTCAATGTGGCATGGTTTTTTTTGCAGACCAGTGCTACATTTAAGTGCGTTTTCTTGATAGCCGTCGTGGTGGTGTGGTAGCCCCCGACGGCTTTTCTTTTGGTCGCTGCTTTTCCCGGCGTTGCGCCGTGCCTGGTGATATTCATGGTCAATCA